CCCGGCGGCAGAGCTGCCGCATCCGGTCGATGAAGGCCGGGGTCACGGTAGCGTAAGCCTTGCCGTTGTCGCCCATCACGGGGTCTACCACCTTATAGGCCGAGGGCCAGAGGTCAAAGGCCTTTTCGGCCAGCGCGGCCTGCTCCTCGCCTCCGAGGTAGCCGGTGTAAATGCAGTCGAAGCTCAGCCCCAGCTCCCGGTAATGTTCCAGTGCGGCCTCGCCGTAGGCGCAGCCGTCCAGACGGGCCGGTGTCCCGAAGCCGCCGGTGTGGGTGGAGAGCACCACCGTGGGCAGTGCCACCGGCTGGACGCCCATGACGCTGAGCACCGGCAGGATGACCGCCAGACTGCAGCGCCCCACACCGGAAAGGTCATGGATGCAGAGAACTTTTTTCGGTTCCGTTATCTTCAGCAAAAAAGAAGCCTCCTTCGCAGAATATGCCTTTTCCCATAAACCAAGCCAGCCCATAACCAGCCCAGTTTATCAGCATATGATACAGTATACCACATTTTCCTGCACAAAAAAAGCGTATAGTGAATCCTTTGGCGGAAATACTATCCTCGCAGCCCAAAAATTTTGATTCGAAGGGAGTGCCTCCTATGAAAAACGAACACACAAGCTCCACTGCCCCGCTCCTGATCGGCATGGCCGCCGGTGCCGCACTGGGTGCCGCCGGCGTCATGGCCACCAACACGAGCCAGCGCCAGATGCGCCGCACCGCCCGCAAGATCGCCAAGGGTGCCGAGCACGCCGTGAGCCAGCTGGACAAGATGGTGGGCGACTTCGTGGAGCACAAGATGGAGGGCTGACGCCCCCACATCGCGCAGAAAGGCCGGGACAGAGGGTTCTCCCCTGCCCCGGCCTTTTGTTGCAGCAAAAAAGCCAGCAGAGCCGGACAAATCCGAACTTGTCGGGGCAAGTCCCCTCCATCTTGCTTGCGCAAGACCGTTCTGTTGCTCAAAAGCCCCACTGGGGCTTTCGTTGCTTCGCAAACGCAAACTTTTTCCTCTGCAATCAGCGGTCAAGGTGTCCTCAAATCGGACGGTTTGGGCGCCATCCTTGTATTTATAGCCGATGGTTCCTGTACCGCCGGTGCATTTTCCTTTCCGCGCATTCCCGAATCTGCCCTTCGATGGGTTCCTCGCGCTGGTTATCCGATGAGTAGCGGGCATAGATTACGACGGTCATGCGAACACCCCTTTCACTTCATTCTCCGCAGACGGCGCACAAGGTCAGATGCACTGTACAGCACACGAGCCACCGACACGGCATCCTCGCCCACAATGTAGAGCACCGAGTAGTTATCCACCAGCATCTGTCGCAGCCCTTGGGTGCGCTCCGGCTCGCTTTCCACCAGCGCACAGCGTTCCGGCAGGATGTTCAGCGACTGGATGGCTTCTGCAATGTGGTTATACTGCCCCATAGCCGTGTCAGGCTCCAGCAGACGGTCGGCAATGTAGCTGTAAATCTGCTCCATATCGCTAAGGGCTGCATGAGAAATTTTCACGTCATACTGCTTCATCTGTGCTGTTCTCTGAACTGTGCGAATGCGCTTGCAGCATCCACGGTATCACCGTTCTGAATCTCCTTGATGCCCACCTGCAAGGCTGCATGAAGCTGGTCATCGGTCATGGTGTCAGCGTTCAGAGCCGCAGGAGCCTTCGGAAGGGATAGCGAGAAGGGAATGCCGCCAGTCAGGGTGATCTGGCGCAGGTACATATCAATGGCGGTCGCCATCGGGATGCCAAGCTGCTTCAGCACATCTTCGGCCTGCTGCTTGACGGTAGGGTTGACACGAATATTGAGCGTCATCGTTTTTTCCATGATTATCACCTCAACTTTATTGTAACGCATTTTACGTTATTTTGCAATGGGACTTATTGATTTCTGCGGGCTGCACAGAATTTGTCAAAAAATCTTGGTACTTGCCCGGATGGGCATCGTTCACCCCCAACTAATCTTAACACTGCGATTCTTGTCCTTCTATAGCAGTTTGCGTTTTTAATGCACAAGCAACATCCGCAAACTGCATATCGCAAATATGCCGTGTTGATGAAAATTGCGATAATAGTTGCTTATTCCTCCCTTCCATTCCGTAAAAAGCGCAAGGGCAGCCATCTGCACCCATGCAGACAGCCGCCTTTGGTTTTATGCTGTATTCTATTGGTCAGTCTCTGAAGATCTTATCCAGTTCCCTTTCCATAGTGCCCGCCTTGGCAAATTCCGCCGTATCGGCCTGACGGATATGGTGGGCGGTGATGCCGTGATCCTTTGCAAAGCCCAGAATGCAGCGGATGGCAATGCGGTAGATGATCTCGGTCGGGGCAAGCCCATAGACCTGCTTGGCAAAGATATGTTCCAGCCGGACGTTATCATCCGGGAAGGCTTGCCGCATCTTCTCGCTGCGGTAAAGGCGCTTGACGATTTCCGTAATGTACAGGTCGGACTTCATGTAGGGGTCCAGGAAGGTCTTGCCGGGGTCATCGAAGCAGCCGGGGTTTTCCTGCTCCAGCAAGTCCACCATCTTTTTCACCACCCACTTGGGGGTGAAGATCTGGTTGGTTTTCTGGGGTGGGATGTAGTCGAAGATATCCTCGGTGCGGCTCTCGTCAAAGTAATCCGCCAGCTTGACCTTCAGGTTCAAAAACTCCTTCACCGAATCGTCAAACACTACCGGGTCGAACAGGTGGCCTGCAAAGTGTTCCTCCTGTCCGGTGGCTTGGTTGATGTACGGCCCACCGTCCCGCAAAAAGCGGAACTGTTCCAGCCTAATGCTGGTGACCTCCTGAAAAACTTTGTCCGGGATGATCCGGTCAAAATTCGCCAGCGTCACGGTCTCGTCGCTATACGCCATGAGGAAGGACGGGATGGTGCGGGAGAAGCCCCGGAGGTGGTCACGGACGGTGTCCTCGTAGCCCTTTTTCTCCTGCTCCTTCTGGTTGGTTTCCACGGTGCGCACGATGGTCTGCTGCATCTCCTGCGCCGTCTGCTGGATGGTGGATTGCAACGTCTCCATCAGGGCGGCGGTGCTCTGCTGCTGCTTTGCGTCAAACTCCCGGTTCACCTGCTGGCGCTGCTGGGCAGTGGTGCAGCTTTGCAGCTGCTGGGTGCGCTGGGTCTCCAGCTGGCTCTGGTCGATGCGGTAGTTGTCCACCACCTTGTTCACCGCCACGTCCATCTTGGCTTTGGCGGCGCTCTCAAACCGCTTCTGGTCGGACAGCTTCAGGTCCCGACCATACTCCTGCTTTGCCTGCTCCACCATGGGGGTGATGATCTCCTTGGTGATGCTCTTTTTCAGGGGTTCCAGATGCTCTTCTTTGGTAGGAGCAGGGGCATCGGTCAGGTCTTGCAGGGTGGTGTCCAGCGCCGGGGTGCTCTCGTAAATTTTTTCCCCGAACACATCCGCCGCCTTGCCGATGACGTAGCCCTCGTCCAAGTCCACCTCGCCCTTGTCGTTCAGGGAGAGGTTTGCGCCGGTGTCCGGGGTGATCTGGATGGGCTTTGCCTTTGCCTCGCTGATGGGCTGGAAGTTTTGCAGAATGTCCAGCACCTCCTGCGGCGCACTGAACACGTTGGAAATGTTCTGGAACAGGAAGTTACTCTGGAAGCCCATCCGCACCACTTCCTTGGACTTGATCTTCCGGGGGATGCTGAGGACTTTTTCTGCATCCAGCGGGATCATCTCCCCTTCCTCATCCTCGCCGATGACCGGAAAGAAGTTGAGCAGATTCTGGATGTGCGCCTTGCGCTCCTCGGTGTCGCCCTTGCCGCTGGCGGTGTCCTGTGAAAGGTCGTTGGCGAACCGTTCATAGATCAGCAAAGTGCGAGCAGGGTCAAAATCAAACATATAGGCGTTCTCTTTGCGGCGGAAGGTGCCGTTTTCGTGGAAAAGGCAGGGGTTCTGGGCACGGAACGCTGCCTGCATATACAGTGCCGGGCTTTTCAGGTTGGAGAGTATCAGCACCGCCGACCACTCCGGGATGGTGACACCGGTAGTCAGCTGCCCCACCGACAGGGTGATGGTCTTTTCGTGGTGGGCGATGGCGGCTTTTACCCGGTCAAAGCTCTTCTGGTTCTCGTCCGTGTCGTCCAGCTTGCCGTCACCGGCGGCTAGGATCACCTCATAGTCCCGGAATACCGGGTGCGCCTGCAGCTTTTTCGCCAGCGCTCTGGCGCTGTCCACCCGGTTCAGCAGCCATAAGGTGTGCTTCAGTTCGGCACGCAGCTCCGGGGTGGAAAACGGAAATTTGTTCTGGGTGGTCATAGCATCCAGAAAGCGGTCCACCGCAGCTTCGTGCTCAAAGCTGCCGCTGGGCTTCACCTTGAAGAACTCGTTCAGGTCAATCGGTCTTGTAGGTATCCACACCCTCGTGGGCTTCGTCGATGACCAGCACATCTCAGTTCAGCTCAGTCAGGTGTTGCAGCTTGTCGTACTCGCCGCCGAAATACTTGGAGCCTTTCATGTCCTGCAAGCTGACGAACTCAATGCGCTTATACAGTTCCTCGCCCTGTGCGGCGGCATCCAGATAGCCTTGCTCGTCCAGCACATGGGGCTGCCCGGCAAGGGCATCCACATGGCTGACGAACAGATAGCCGGACTCCCTGCCCAGAAAGCGCACATAGTCGCTGTATCAGCTGTTGGCGATGGCTGGACGGTTGGTGACGATGAGCACCGTCTGTGCATCGACCTGCTTGCAGAAGTCGTAGACGGAGAGGGTCTTGCCAAAGTGGGGCTTGGCGTTCCAGAGATATTCCCCGCCGGGGTGGCTCTGGTAATAGGTCTTGGTGTCGCGGACAGCCCTTTCCTGTTCTTCTCGCAGGGTGTAGGCGATGGCGGCATCCAGCTGCACCCGGCCCCGGTTCATTCGGAAATCCTGAAAATACCGCCGGGACTGCTGCCCATCCAGATGGAACCACTCGTTTTTGCGGTCGTTCTCCACGTTCAGCTTGCAGAGGTAGGCATGGAAATCGTGGTCGGTGAACACCTCACCGCTGCCGTCATCGTAGACGGCATTGCCCCGCCACTCCTCGTGGAACAGTACATCGGCGGTGTGGGTCTGCTGTTTCAGGCGTTTGTCCACCGACTGCTCGGTGTAGCCGATCTTCGTCCAGCCGTTGTGCCGGGCAATTTCCGGGGTGGTATAGGCGTAGATCATGGGCACCACCTGCCGGGCAGTGCGCGGGGTTATGCCAGCCATTATGCCATCTCCTTTATAATGCTTTGTATGAATGCCACTTCATCAGAAGTTAGTTTATACTTTGAAAACAGTTCTTCATCTGTCCACGCTCTTGAAAAATCCTGAACAGGAACAAAACCAAACATACCTTTGCTGATATGCTGTGTCATCGCCAAAATCGAAATCAAAAAACGCACAAATCGTGTTTTTAGGTATCTCATATAGTTATCTGCTTCAGCTTCTGTGTCAAATGCTCCTGCAACGAGATACGTTTCTGAACAAACTACTTTCGGCGGCTGCTTTTCCGTTGTCGAGAGAATGCGGTATTGTCCGTTCTTGTCGGGCTGTCCTGCGTGTTCTGCCGTCAAATATGAAATAATGATTTTATAGCGGTCTATATTTTCTATACCCGTAGAAATCAAACTTCTTTTATATGGGCCTATCCCACCATTAAATCTCAGTTGAATATCTCCTGCTTTGAGCGGTTTCACATTTGTAGCAAGACCAAACGGCTTTCGGCTGGAAACTATCGTATCAAGCGTCTGCTCTCCTTTCAGACGCACCTTCTTAACTATCTCGGCAGCGATTGGATAACGAACAAATGTCGAAAACTCATTCAAATCATGGTATTCGGATGTCTTAACCCCATCTCGGTAATTTATGTAGTAGCATTTTCCCTCATGTGACTTAGCCCACACAAAATAGCATACACCACCAGCAACATCCACATTCGGAAAAACATCCAGCGAGTTAGGATAGTCAACGAGTACCGCCATTCGTTTGTCGTTTAACATCTGCTCTCGAAATTTATCCAACCCTTTACCACCAGAATACCATTTTGCTGGAATGATAAAAGACATTGCCGTTGGATTCAATGTCTTTGTTTCCTCAATGAATTTGTTATATACCGGCGTTGCGCTTGCGCCTAAACCTCCATCAACTTCCTGATACGGCGGGTTTCCGATGACATAATCAAACTTCATGCTGGTATTCCCTTCCTGAATGGTTTCAAAGTTCTGGGTCGTTCCATGGCTGCCCTTGCGCCAGTTTTTCACTTTACAGGATACCGTAGGCGGCTGCGGCTCTGCCGCTCCGAACATGGAAAAGATGTCAAGCTGTTCTGCCTCCGGCTGGGGCTTGCCGCCGGGCACGGACAGGCACAGGCCGTCCATCTGCCACAGGTTCCAGCTGATAATGTTGGCGATAGGTTGTAACGCTTCTTTTGTGGGTTTGCGCTGCCAGCGGGCTTGCAGATGCTCTGCATAGGTCAGCAGCAGGTTGACCCGCGCCAGCAAAAGATTATCGCCCTGATACTCGTAGCCGTAGGTGGACTGCACCGCATGGGTGGCAAACTTGAGCCACTCGTCCTCTGTGGCGGCGTTCTCGCTTACCACACGCAGCTTGCGGTCCAGAATGCCAATGCGCCGGGCTACCGGGATCATCTCGCCGGTGGCGGCATCGTACCGGGACGTTAGAAAGGGGGCTTCGCCGCAGGTCACCTCCAATCGGCGGCTCTGCACATACTGCACCCATGCCGGAGTCCTGCCCCCGCAAGCCGGGAACTGCACCGGCGTTTCCACCGTCTGCCAGCCTTTGGGCAGCTCCACCGTGAACTGCCCGGCGGTCTGCTCTGCCCCCAGCCCACGGAACCAGTCGGCATCCAGTGCGTTGTTCATCTTGTTGCAGACCCATGCGGGCGAGAATACTTCGCCTTTTTTGCGGGTGCGCTGCTGCTGGGTGTCGATCTGCTTCATCATCCGGGGCAGCACCACCTCGTAGTGGGTCAGCCCGAGCTGCTGGGTGGTGATCTGAGATTTGTCCGTGACAGGTTCGTACATTACCGTTTGCAGTTCCTCCGGCGGGTCGGTCGCTCAGATGATGTTTTTACCGGTGGATTTATCTTTTAATAGCGTATCTAGCACCGCCTGCACTTCCGGTGCGTGAAAGTCGATCAGTTGTTCCAACGGGGATTTCCTCGCTTTGCCTTAGCGTTGCAGCGGAAGTAGTATTTTTGTACTAGTTCCGCCTTATACTAGTATTATACAGCTATTTTTGCCTTGTCTAGTATTGTACAGCCACTTTTCGTCAAAAGTAGGAGTAATTCATATACTAGTAGTAAGGAAAGGTGGTCAAGCTATGCTTGGGGAGCGATTGGCAGAACTCCGCAAACTGAATGATGACACACGGCAGGCCCTTGCGGACAAACTTGGTATCTCCGTTTGGTCTATCCGTGCGTGGGAACAGGAAAAGAGCTACCCCTTCAGCAATGTGCTGCTTACCATCTGCAAGCTCTACGGCACCTCTCCCGACTACCTGCTGGGGCTGACCGACATCGACCCCTCGGACGAGGCCCGCAAACAGCGCCAGCGCCTGACCGAAGAAGAACAGAACGAGATGCACCGCTACGAAGAATATTTGCTCTGGAAACGCAAAAAATAAGCCGCCCAGCGAGACCGTAAAGGTCGTTGGGCGGCTGTTTTTGCTATATCAATATCAGTTTTTACTTAAAATGGTCTGAATCGTCTGTGCATCTTTCAAGTCGTTTGCATGATTATATTTTTCCACATGTCCATATGCATCTAGCTCTTTCTCAGTCGCAAATGATAGCACCGATGTGTACCCCGTTTTATCATCTGATTCATCGGCAAAAAACAATGTAGTTGTGCCATCCGCTACCTTTACATCCGCTAGCTTGCAGTTAAACATACCAAAAATAGAGGGACACTTAAACTCTTGTCCCATAATATTAAATTTCAGATCTCCTGTGTATTGAAAATACATCGGTTTTCCAATAGAATCTTTTATTCGGTTTGTACTCTCTGCATTCCATTTGGATGATATAGAGGTTATTTTATGCTCCTCTCGTATAGGTTTTTTCAAAATAATTGTTTGGTATAACTTTTCAATATTATATATGGTTTCCAATTCGGGGGCATTCTTTATTGGACTAAATGCCAATCCTAATGCAGTTTCCACTTGCAATACCTTTTTCCAAAAATCCAAAGTATGTTTATCAAATTTGTCTTTTGGCTCATCCGGTATTACGTTAGAGGGTATCCTTTCGCCCATTAAATATCCATTGCCATCTATAAATGCATTGAAAATTTCCACAACTTCCACAATCTCACGAACAGATTTAGCGTAGCTTAAATTATATGTTAATTGTACATGGCTACTCTCCTTCTCCTCATCCAACGAGATTTTCAGTTTTAATGGTTTTTCATTTTCACTTTCAAAATGTATTTCCGTCAAACTAGCATACGGTTGCTGCTTCAGTTTCAACGTGTAAGCGTATTTATCAGATGCAATCTTAATATCATGTGGTTCCGGAAAAGGTTCTGGAACCAGAAAAAATTTCATATTTTTTTTCTTGATTGGATTATATATGTTCTTATAGAAGTTTTCTACTGGCGTTTCCTGACCATTGACTATAACATACCCCTCTTTATCCAATTTAACATTTAGTTTCATCTGAGCATTATAAATAAACTGATAAAACTCATCCCCGTTAAGATTTTCAACCTGTTTTTTTATTGACTTAGGGATTTCGATGCTGAATCCCCCCATTGTCACTGGCTTTCCATCAGCACTCAATATTACGCTTCCGTCTTTGCCCGGAATATATTTCGTTCCTTTCGGAACGGTCGAATTCAAATATTCTATTACTCCCTTTGGCACCTTCTTCTCAGCTTTAGGTTCTGTTTTGAAAACCTTATTAAAATTTGGAATCATTAAAAGTCCTCCCGTTTTTGAGACCACACAATTACTTTCGACAAAATTTCAGATTTATCTTCAATTCCCCATAAGTCAATTGCTCGACTTAATTCTCGGTACTCGTCTATTGTTTGAATCACAATATGTTTTATATCCGAATATTCAAAGACAAGTGAAACTTCTCTTCTAAAATTCATTGATTCACTGGCCAGTTGCATAAAATTTGCATTGTTTATATCTGGATTCAATATTACCTGAGCAAGTTCAAGTGGCTCAACATCTGGAATATACCGCCATTCGCACTCATCCATAAAGCATTTTTTTGACATTTTTCCACTTTTTCTGTTTCTTATTTTCCCTTGATATGGTTTATAGTACATCAGTTCATGTAAAAGATAGTTTTTTAACATCTCATGAGTTTTTGATTCTGATTTTTCCTCGTTCAACACACTTTCAAAAACTGTGCTGATATCCTTTCGGAGATCAGATGTCTCGTTCAGGTAATGTATTGGTTGGATATTGTGATCCATCCCCCATTTTTTACGAAATGCAATCCCGTAGTCACCATACCACTCCATATGCAGATTAAGTTTCTGTAGGTTAATGTCGCAAAAACATTTCATTGGATAAGCTAAAGATTTCACTCCCTTAATTTTCAAATAACCTATATCTTCTTCGCAATATCTCGGCGATACCATTTTATACTGCAAACAGTTCAAAAGATATTCCAATTTAGGCATAAATGTAAACAATATATCTGGATGAACCTTAGATGGAATATGTTTTGGAATTTTATTTCTTTGCTCATTCGGGTTAATTTTGCCTAAGTTAAGCGTATCCTTCATTATAGTTATCCTTTGCTACCACTTTCCTAGTATCTATCACTTTATATCATTGATTCGATATAATTTCACTATCCATCTAGTGCTCGAAAGCTACGGTACTGCTCGTCGATCTCCTTCATGTTATAGTCCATCAGGCCGGGAACACCCATCTCGCCGCCGCATTCGTTGCAGAAAGCAGCCGTGATCTCAAAAGTATATTCCTTTTCTCGGATGGTCTGGTTGATTTTAATTTTCTTCAGGGTGTAGTTTGTTTCTCTGCGGCACTCTGTGCTGAAGTCCCTCTGGTTTTTCATGGCAGCACGCTTCCTTCCGGTTTTACGTTCTTTTTTATTTTATTGTATCCCTACCTTTGTTTTTCGTCAACAATAAAGCCGCTGACAGTCTGCCGCTCGCAGAATCCATCAGTGGGTTTCATGAGTCTTCAAATCCCCTAGACACAAAAAATCGGCACCCGCTTTTCAGCGAGTGCCGATTTTGTTACCCTATAGTGCGCTTTGATTTTTGGCGTAAGTGGCGTAAGTTTGGCGTAAATCCGCTTTTGCGCGCTCCAAAAATCAAGGATTCATGCGGTTTTTAGGCAGTTATTAGTACATGCCGCCCATACCGCCCATGTCACCGCCAGCGGCAGCAGGAGCAGCCGGGGGTTCGGGCAGATCGGCCACGAGGCTCTCGGTGGTCAGCACCATCTCAGCGACGGATGCTGCGTTCTCCAGAGCGGAGCGGGTGACCTTGGTCGGGTCAACGATGCCGGCGGCGATCATATCCTCGACGTAGACTTCATTCTGAGCGTCAAAGCCGTAGTTGGGCTTGTTGGCAGAGATGATCTTGTCAATGATGACGCTGCCCTCGAGGCCGGCGTTCCTGGCGATCTGGCGCAGAGGAGCTTCCAGAGCCTTCAGGATGATCTTAGCGCCGGTGCGCTCGTCGCCTTCCAGCGTGTCGCACAGCTCACGGACAGCGGGGATGGCGTTGATGGGAGCAGTGCCGCCGCCAGCAACGACGCCTTCCTGAACAGCAGCCTTGGTTGCGTTCAGAGCATCCTCGATGCGGAGCTTCTTGTCCTTCATCTCGACCTCAGTAGCAGCGCCGACCTTGATGACAGCCACGCCGCCAGCCAGCTTTGCCAGACGCTCCTGCAGCTTCTCGCGGTCGAAGTCGCTGGTAGCGGCCTCGATCTGATTGCGGATCTGACCGATGCGGGATGCGATAGCGTCCTTGTCGCCGGCGCCGCCCACGATGGTGGTGTTCTCCTTGGTGACCTTGACCTGACGGGCATGGCCCAGCATGTCAACGGTAGCGTCCTTCAGCTCGTAGCCGAGGTCTGCGGAGACGACCGTGCCGCCGGTCAGGGTAGCAATATCCTGCAGCATCTCCTTGCGGCGGTCGCCGAAGCCGGGAGCCTTGACAGCCACGACGTTCAGGGTGCCGCGCAGGCGGTTGACGATGAGGGTGGACAGAGCCTCGCCCTCAATGTCCTCGGCCACGATGAGCAGCTTCATGCCGTTCTGCATGACCTGCTCCAGCAGAGGAACGAGGTCCTGAATGACGCTGATCTTCTTATCGGTGATGAGGATGGCGGCACTGTCCAGAACAGCCTCCATCTTGTCAGTATCGGTGACCATATAGGGGGTCAGGTAGCCGCGGTCGAACTGCATACCTTCGACGATCTCGTTGTAGGTCTCGGCAGTGGTCTTGTTCTCCTCGATGGTGATGACGCCGTCGGAAGTGACCTTCTCCATCGCCTCGGCGATGAGACGGCCGATCTCGGGGTCGCCTGCGGAGATGGTGCCGACGCGGGCGATGTCGTTGGAATCCTTGACCTTCTGGCTGTGTGCCTTGATGGTCTCGACGGCCTTAGCGACAGCCTTGGTCATGCCGCGGCGGATGTCCATCGGGTTTGCGCCGGCGGTGACATTCTTCATGCCCTCGGTGACCATAGCCTGTGCCAGAACGGTCGCGGTGGTGGTGCCGTCGCCTGCGGCGTCGTTGGTCTTGGTAGCGACCTCACGCACCAGCTGTGCGCCCATGTTCTCGAACTCGTCCTTCAGCTCGATCTCCTTTGCGATGGTCACACCGTCGTTGGTGATGACGGGGGCGCCGAACTTCTTGCTCAGCACCACGTTGCGGCCCTTGGGGCCGAGGGTGATCTTAACAGTGTCTGCCAGAGTGTCGATACCGGCACACAGTGCCTTGCGGGCTTCCTCGCCCTGCTTGATCTGCTTAGCCATATTTTATCGCTCCTTCGTAAATGCTTGATGATCCAGTGTGAGGGAAAGACGCTTACTCCACGATGGCCAGAATGTCGGCCTGACGCACGATGGTGCATTCTTCGCCGTCCACCTTGACCTCGGTGCCGGAGTACTTGCTGGTGAGCACCTTGTCGCCCACCTTGACAGTCATCTTGACCTCCTTGCCGTCCACGACACCGCCGGGGCCAACGGCCACGACCTGTGCCACCTGGGGCTTCTCTTTCGCGCTGCCGGTCAGGATGAGGCCGCCCTTGGTGGTCTCCTCGACCTCAACAGTCTTGATAACAACACGGTCTGCAAGAGGAATGATCTTCATCGTTCTTGCCCTCCTATTATAAATATAAAAGATAAACTGTTTTATGTCCCGGGGGGCTGCGCCCTTCCGGTTATTTAGCACTCTTTTTCCTTGAGTGCTAAATGTATTGTACTCATCTTGGAGTCAAAAATCAAGGGGTTTTGCAAATTTCTTTGTTAAGTTTTTATGTCCTTTCCATGAGCCTGTCGAGTGTATGTTCTTTTTGCCCTCGCCATGTACGAGCAATGTACGCTCCATCTGCCTTTCAGATAACAAAAAGCGCACCCGTCATAAGACCAGTGCGGTAAACTATAGGGGGATCATCTCTCTGTTTGGGCAATTCCGGTTCACCTTCATATTTTCGCTCCGAAGCACAGTGCAGTCAAAATACTTGACTTTGTCAAGCAACAGTGCTATAATGCTTTCCATTCAAACGGAGAAGGAGTTGACGAAATGGAGCCATCCACGGTATCTTCCTGCATTCTGACCCTGTACAGAGAGTTTGCCGCTTACACGACCCAGCGGTTACAGGAACTGGGTCTGAGCTTCGGGCTGATATATTTTGTCATTTATGTAGGAAAGCATCCGGATTGTACGCCCTCGGAACTGACCAAAGCTCTTCATCTGGATTGGGGCCACTCCCAGCGCAGCCTGAACAAACTGGCCGAAGACGGCTTTCTGACGAAAGAAAAGAATGGGCGCAGCTACCACCTGAAGCTGACCCAGAGGGGTGAAAACGCCTTTGTGGTCTGTCATCAGGTCTTTATCGGCTGGGATGCGCAGAGTCTGGGCGGACTGACAGCGCAGGAGCGGCAGCAGCTGCTGACATTACTGCAAAAAGCAGTGCAAAAGAAAGTGTGCAAATGATGTACGAAACGATCTTGAGTCCGATCCATTATGGTGGGATGCAGCTGAAAAACCGCATCATCTTTGCGCCGACAACATTCGGGCTGTCGGATGAAGAATACCTTGCAAAGCTCCGTGCCATTGCACAGGGCGGCTGTGCCATGATCATCGTGGGCGATGTCCCGGTGGGTAAAAGCAAATTTGAAAAATCTCTATTTGACACCAAAGGCTTTGCATTCTACCAGCAGGTCGTGAAAATCGCCCATGATGCGGATTGCAAAGTCTGTGCCCAGCTGCACCAGAGCGATTCCAATCTGCTGGCCCTGTTCAAGTACATTCCCGGTCTGCTGCTGAAAAAAATCACCCCGGATCAGCTGCGGGAAAAATTGAATGCAGAAGTGGCCCCTTACATTACCAATATGTCTCAGCGGAAGATCCATGAGATCATCAGCGGATTCGGCAAAGCAGCAGCATTGGCAAAACAGGCTGGCTTTGATATGATGCAGGTGCATGGCGACCGGATGTGCGGCAGCTTCAGTTCGGCCATCTTTAACCATCGTACCGACGAATACGGCGGCAGCGCAGAAAACCGCGCCCGTTTTGCGGTGGAAGCAGTTTCGGCAGTCCATGCGGCAGTTCCGGGGATGCCCATTGATTACAAGCTGGCCGTCCGGCAGGAAAATCCGCACTTTGGCAATGCCGGTGTGGTGGAAGAAGAACTGCCGGTGTTCGTTCCGCTGCTGGAGCAGGCGGGTGTGACCAGCTTCCATGTAACGCTGGCAAACCATTCGGCGTTGGAAAACACGATTCCACCTGCAAACCACCCATACTTTGGTCATCCCGGTTGTTTCCTCAAATTCTGCGATGAGGTGCGGCAGTACACCGACCTGCCCATCTGTGGTGTCGGTGGTCTGAACGACCCGGATCTTGTGGAGCAGCAGCTCGCCAGCGGACGCATCCAGTGCGCCGCCATGAGCCGCCAGCTTCTGGCAGACCCGGATTGGGTGAACAAGCTGAAAAACGGGCAGGCGGAACAGATCCACCGCTGCGTCCGCTGCAACAAGAAGTGTCTGGGCGGGCTGATGGCACATCAGGGAACTCGCTGTGTTTATGATGCTCTGCGAGAAAAAGAAGCAAAAAACGCATAAACCTACCCGGCAAAAAATCACGATATACTCAACAAAAAGACATTCACAAAGGAGAAGCTATGAGTTACGCGATCGTATACAGCAGCAAAACAGGCAACACAAAAATCTTGGCAGAGACGCTGCACAACTGCCTGCCGCAGGAAGGCTGCGATTATTTCGGCATCCCGGATCCTGCCGCCATGGAAGCGGACACCCTTTATGTGGGCTTCTGGACGGACAAGGGACAAGCCGATGAAAGCACTTCGGACTTTTTGAAGCAGCTGCACGGCAAAAACATCTTTCTCTTTGGCACTGCCGGCTTCGGCGGCAGTAAAGAATACTTTGATAAGATCTTGAAAAAGACGGAGCATTCGCTGGACAAAAGCAACACTGTTTTCGGCAGCTTCATGTGTCAGGGAAAGATGCCGATGTCGGTACGCCAGCGGTATGAGAACATGAAAAAACAGCCGATCCATCTGCCCAATCTGGATGCCATGATCGAGAATTTTGACAAGGCTCTTTCTCACCCGGATGCGGATGACCTGGAGCAGCTGAAACAGGCTGTAAGATAACGGAAAAGGCGGCGGCTTCCCTTGACAAGGAAAGCCGCCTTTGTTGATCCTCCGATGAGCCCCTAAAGAAACGTGCAGGGCGCTTCTCATCCTTTCATTTTACACGCTGGCCCGCTGGGCCATGAACCGCTCATAGGCCGGTTTTGGCAGCAGGACGCGCCCGGCCAGCGGCTTGAGCTGGGCGGTGATGGCGTCGCAGGGAGCGCACTCGCCGTCGGCGGTCGCCACGATAGGGCCGCGTCCGTCCGCCGGGCGCAGGGAGACGCACTTGGCCCGGCGGTAGATGAAGCAGGGCTTCGCCTGTTCCGTCAGCTCACCGTTCCGGAAGTGCCTGCCGCTCTTGTACATCCCCAGCAGGCGGGCGATCGTCAGGCGGCTCACCCTGCGGATGATGAAGACGTCCAGCCAGCCGTCGTCGGGCTGAGCCTCGGGAGCCGCATAAAAACCGCCTCCATAGGTGCGGCCATTGCAGACGGCACACATCAGGCAGTCCACCGTCAGCTCCTCGCCGTCGATGGTGAAGGTCACGTTCCGGCCGATGTGGCCGCAGAGCTGCTTGACGATGGAGAGCGCATAGGCCATCTCGCCGCCGCAGAACGGGATGCGCCGGAACTGCGGGATGCCGTAAGCCACCTGTGCATCGAGCCCGGCGGCGCAGATGGTCGCCGAAAGGCCGAGGTCGGTCTGCATCAGATCAATGTCCACCTCGCCGCCCGCCAGCTGGGCGTCGAGGTCATTGAACTCTTCCCGCGTGCCGTAGGTGCGCAGAAAATCATTGCCGCTGCCAAAGGGCAGACACCCCACCGCCGCGAGGCCGCACCCCTGCGCCCCGGTCAGCGCTTCGTTGAAGGTGCCGTCGCCCCCCGCTGTCCAGATGCGCACCGGCTCACCGTCGGCCTGCGCGGTGTGCGCCGCCTCAGCGGCCAGCTCCCGGGCATGGCCCGCGTACTGGGTCACAACGACCTTCCGTTTTTCCGGCGGGATGCCCGCCCGCTGGGCTGCGGCCCGGATGGCCGGGGCCAGCTCAGCAGTGCAGTCCCGCTTGCCTGCGGTGGGGTTGAGCAAAAACAGATAGCGCATTCGGCTTCCTCCTCTGGTGGTTCCTGCCCTCTATCATAGCGGAAAACCAGAGCAGATGCAAGAGTTTTTCACCCGACACCTGCCGTCTGCGTCTCCTGCACCACGATCGTGCCGTCCTCGGTGCAGTCTGCCGTCCAGTGCTGTCCGAGGCTCACGCTTCCGGAGGCGATCTGGTCGGCGAAGGCCTGCTCCACGGCCCGGTCCACCTGTCGGCGCAGCTCGCGCGCGCCATAGGGCGAATGTGCTTTTGCCGCCAGCGCCGGGCCGACCCGGGCCGTGTGGGTCAACTGATAGCCGCTGCGGGCAGCACGTTCTTCCAGCTGGCCCAGCAGCTTTTCGGCGATGGAGCAGAGGCTCTGCTCCTCCAGCGGGCGGAAGACGATGAGCTCATCCAGACGGCCCACCAGCTCCGGCCGGAACCACTTTTTCGCCTCGGCAACGGCGGCCTCCGACTGCTTTTCGAAGGCGGCTTCGCTTCCCGCCCCGAAGCCCAGCGGTGCGCTCTGCCCGGCGAGGAATCGTGCGCCGAGGTTGGAGGTCAGCAGGACGATGGTGTTGCGGAAATCCGCCTTGCGGCCCATGGAGTCGGTCAGCTGTCCGTCCTCGAGCATCTGTAAGAGCACATTCTGAATATCCGGGTGCGCCTTTTCGATTTCGTCAAAGAGCACCACGCTGTAGGGACGGCGGCGGACAGCCTCCGTGAGCTGACCGCCCTCGTCGTGGCCCAGATAGCCCGGAGGCGCACCCAGCAGACGCGCCACGGTGTGCTGCTCCTGATACTCCGACATATCGAACTTGAGCAGGGCCTTCTCGCTGCCGAACCAGCTCTCCGCCAGAGCCTTTGCCAGCGCGGTCTTGCCGACGCCGGTAGGCCCGAGGAAGAGCATCGCACCGATCGGCCGGCCCGGCTCCCCCAGCCCGGTGCGGCTGCGCCGGATGGCCCCGGCCACGGCGGCGACAGCCCGGCTCTGGCCCACGACTTCGGCGTTCAGGCGCTCTTCGAGGCGGGCAAGCCGCTCCCGCTCCTTTTCGCCCACCCGCTCTGCCGGGACGCCGCTGGCCTGCGCCACCACCCGGGCAATTTCCTTCCGGCTGAGGACGGGGTCTTTCTCCCCTTCCCGTTCGGCCCGGATGCGCACCGCCGCGCAGGCTTCGTCCACGAGGTCGATGGCCTTATCCGGCAGACAGCGCCCCGGCAGATACCGCACCGAGAGCTCCACGGCCTCCCGCAGGGCTTCGTTGGGCAGGCGGACGCCGTGATACCGCTCGTAGCGGGGTGCCAGACCTTCCAGTATATCCACGGCCTGCTTCGGCGTAGGCTCTTCGATTTGGACGCGGCCAAAGCGGCGCTCGAGGGCGGCGTCCTTCTGGATGTGGGTGCGGAACTCCTGATTCGTCGTCGCGCCGATGAGCTGCAGTTCGCCCCGGGCCAGCACCGGCTTTAAGATGCTGGCCGCGTCGATAGCCCCCTCTGCCGCACCGGCGCCGACGATGGTGTGGAACTCATCCACGAAGAGGATGGCGCTGCCGTCCCGGACGAGCTCTTCCAGCAGGTTCTTGAACCGCTCTTCGAAGTCGCCGCGGTACTTCGTACCAGCCACGAGGCTGGCCATGTCCAGCGCCAGCAGACGCCGCCCCTGGAGCATCCGGGGTACCTGCTTGTCGGCGATGCGCTGGGCAAGCCCTTCGGCCAGCGCGGTCTTGCCCACGCCCGGTTCGCCCACAAGGCAGGGGTTGTTCTTCTGGCGGCGGCATAAGATCTCTACCATCCGGTCCAGCTCTTTTTCCCGGCAGAACACCGGGTCCAGCTCGCCGTCCGCCGCCCGGCGGGTCAAATCGCGGCAGTATTTGTCGCTGGCCCGGCTGCCCCGCGGCAGCGACGACGCCGAGCGCGGCTGGATGGGCAGGATGAACTGCCCTGAAAGCTGGCGGCACTCCCGCACCGCCTCGGTGAGCTGGACACCCATGGATGCCAGCATGACCCCGGCGGCGCAGTCGGTGTCTTCCAGCATGGCGCAGAGCAGATGCTCCGGCTCGGCCCGGCTCAGGTGGGCATTCTGCGCCCCGATGATGGCGTAGTCCATCGCCCGGCGCAGGTCCGCCGCCATATCGCCCCGGGCAAGCCTGGTGACCGAACCATCCCGCCCGGCGGACAGCTGACGCCGCACTTCCAGCTCCGAGATGTTCTTCCCGGCCAGAAAGCGGGCCGCCGGGCCGCCGTCCGCTTGCAGCATTGCCCACAGCAGGTGGCCGGTGTCTGCCTTTTTGCAGCCCAGCCCTCCGGCCAGCTCCACCGCCTTATCCAGCAGCTGCCCCGCCTCCCGGGAGAAGCCCTTATACCGTCCTTTGCCGAATGCGTCCCAAATGCTCATTTGCCTGGCTCCTATCTTCCGTATTGCCCTGTTGCATCAAGAAACAGTATAGCCCCGGCAGGCGAGAAAAAATCAGAGCTTTGTGTCGCACCGGCCCAAAAACGCACCGAGAGAGAAAAAAGCCATCTGAACGAATCAGATGGCTTTCTGGTTGACCTTACACTCCCCGAGTCGAACATCCTCGTCACTGTTTTTGGGTCAGGATTTTGTATCTCTCGTTCTCTCTCTTAACGCAACACCGCCCCTCTCCCAGAGCAATTCCGGGGGAGGGGCGAGGAGCAGCGCGACGCTATCTTTGGCAACGGCAGTGAGGACACAAAGGATGTGCAGGCTACGGTCTACATCCCGGATCCGCTCGCCGAAAAGATGGCAGCTCGGATAGATGCAGAGCAGTGCAACCGAAATGAGCTTATCCTGCAGGCGCTGCGGGAATATCTCAAATAAATAAACCCCCGATGCTCCAAACAGAACACCGGGGGTTTATTTTATCCAATAATTTTATCAATGCCTTTCAGGCCGTATGTAGTGCTGCTCATGGTCTTACCCCTTACTCAGCGCCGCCTTTGCCCGGTCGAAGAAAAACTGGATGACCGCACCGATGGTCTCATCGGTGATGGCCCAGCTGATGAGCCTGCCGTATTTGCTGGTACTCAGGGCGGCCCGGAGCATCTTGACGACCCACGCCTTACGCTCTGCGCCGCGCTTTGTCCCCTGAATCTCCTGCTCGGCCCGCTCGATGAGGTCCAGCACCAGCGGCTTTACCGCGGCGCCATAGCCCAGCCGGACGCAGCCAAGGGCGTAAAAGATAAAGCCGCCCAGCATGAGAACTGCCGCCACCGGGGCGGGAATGACGCCCAAAATGTTATTGATCGTTGCCATGTATTACTCTCCTCTCTCTTTTTCGAGGTCTGCAATGCGGTGGTTTGCCACCTTCATCTGCTCTTCGAGCACCGGCACACGCTGGGCGAAGTTGTTGTGCGCCCGGACTTCCCGGGTCAGCTCCTCCAGCTTGGTTTCGGTGACTGCTTGCTGCTTGTCCAGCTTGGCGTCCATGCTCTGGGCGGTGTGGTTGTTGGAGACGATCACGCCGATCAGGCTCAGACCGCCGGTGATAATGGCTACGATGATTGCTTCACTCATGCGCCCTCCCGGAGACGGGTCAGGCCCTTCTTGCGGATGATTTTCGGATAGTTGAGGGTAGTGACGTTGAGGTCTACGTTGCCGGAGATGCCCGGCACGCTGCCCTTGCTGGTGTGTTGGTGGGCGTTGTAGTTAAACGTCACGTTGGGCGTCTTGCCGGTGTAGTCGGCAAGCCAGACGTCCCACCGAGAGGACAGCCGAGCCATGTCCAGCTCGTACTTGTAACCGGTGTAGGTGTAGAGCTGGGCGTAAAAGCCCATTTTCTCCACCTTTTCCAGCGCGTAGGCGGTGAGGTTGGTGAGGTCGAGGGTGCTCATGGGCTTGAGCTTGTTTTCCTCCACGTCCACCGCCACCGGCAGGGTCAGTTCCTTGCCCCGCAGCGCCTGCCGCAGCAGGGCAAGCTCTGCGTCGGCCATCGCCTCACTGGTGGCATTGGTGTAGTAGTAGACGCCCACGTCCAGCCCGGCAGCTTTGGCGTTGCGGTAGTTGGACTCAAAGGTGGGGTCGATATACAGGCCGTCTGCCCGCTTGGAGAGCTTGCGGTTGGTGCTCACCGCCCTGAGCATTGCTCCCTTGTAGCCCGCCGCTGCCACCTGCGCCCAGTCGATGAGGCCCTGATAGCGGCTCACGTCCACAAAGCGGTAGGGAGGCCCGCCCTGCCAGCCGGTCACAGCCTCTGCCCCGGGGGGTTCGGGAGGTTCCGGTGCGGGCTTTACCTCTTCGGCATCCTGCTTGTCCCCCGGACCAAAGATGGCCCGCACCAGCTTTTCCAGAAGCTCCAGCAGCTTATTCATTGTAGTCCTCCCCCGTGATCTCCTTGTACCGTTCTGCGGTGATCTCCCCCTCGGCCACCCGCTTGGCCAGCTCCCGCTTGACTCCGGGGCGGCGGCGTGCGGGCATCTCTGCCCAAGCCTTAGTGCCTGCGATCAGGCGGTTTGCCCAGATTTTATCCATTTTGATGTCCTCCTTATTTGTTGACAGCGGCGTCCAGCTCGCACAGCGAGTCCTCGATAGCCGCCAGCCGCCTCTCTGATGTCGTATCCTGCTCGCACAGGGAGTCCTCGATCTCCGCCACGAGGCCGGGCAGCTCCCTGAGCTTCTGCTCCTCTGCCAGCTTCCTGTGGAGCTCTTTCAGGCTCTTATCCATCTTGCAAAGACTCATCCGATGACACCTCCGATCATGGTGATATTGCCGCCGACGCCGGAAGCTCCCCGGGTGATCGTCACCTTGTAGTTAAAGGCCGCTCCCTTGGCGGCGGTCTTGTTGGCAAAGGCGTGGTGTACGAAGGCCCGGCTCTCGCCGCGCTGGATGTCGGTGCAGTTCTCCCACACGGGGGCATCGTCCCGTGCGTTATTAGTCAGCTCCACGGTCAGTCTCATGTCTGCCGGGAAACTGCCCTCCAGCGTCAGCGCGGCCACGGTGATGGTGTCGTCTGCCGTCAGGGGCTGGGCCAGCGAGAGGACGGCGCTTGTCACATTTTTGGTAAAGGTAGCGGTCCACTCTGTCGTGGTATTGCCGTCGTACGCTTCCAGCATCAATGTGTTCTCCCCGTTGAGGATCTGCTGGAACAGGGCCTTCTCGCTCAGGCACTGTACCGTGAGTTCGGTGCCGGTAGCCACGTTCTCGCGGACGGCCAGCGCCACGCCG